TAGCCTCCTGCTTGCCCCCCGATTCCGCCAGACCCGGCATTCCCCCCTGGTCCGGCATTCCCCCCTGGTCCGGCATTCCCAGCAGCTCCGCCGTTTCCTCCAGACCCGCCAGGAAAAGTTTGGCCTAATGCACTAGCCGAATTTCCAGGGTTTCCTGAACTTCCCGGATTCCCCGCCCCTCCCGGATTTCCCCCAGAACCAGAGCCTCCCCCTGACCCTGATGGGCCCGTGGATCCTGGGCTACTGACATAGGGCGCAGATCCTCCGGAAGCCCCACTGGCAGAGTTTCCGCCCGCATTACCTGGAGAATAATAATAGAATGTTGTGAAGTTAAAAGAATAGCACCGGCAAATACACACGTACCCACCGCCTGCTCCACCACCCGCACCGTACCCCCGAGATCCTGGATTCCCCGAATTGCCCGGGTTTCCTGCATTGCCCGGGTTTCCTGAAGTTCCTGAATTACCAGGGCTTCCCCGCCCGGTCACATAAACCCGTGAAATGCCAACGGGAACAACAAAGGTCCCAGAAGTATTAAAAGTTTGAGATCCGGCAGGGGTGAGTACCCCTCCCATTATGGCAATTTTTGTAGTCCCTGCTGGCATGTTTAGGCCTCAATCATAGTAAAACCAACCAGTCACAATGTATTTACTGGTATTACCAAAAACAGTGTTCCCACGATGAGTGTGTGTAAAAGCACCTGGCCACATCACCATAGTATTTTCTACCGGCTTAATTCTAGTTTGTTGATACAAAAATTCAGTTTCGCCCGCAGCCTCACACTCAAGAGTATTTAAATACAGCATGTACACAAGAACTCTGAGAGACTGATTCCCATTATTCTGTTCCGAATGCCAGACGTGGTACCCACCACCGGGGTCTGTGCGCTGCATCTTCATGGTTGTAGCAAGAATTTTAGAGCCCTTTAATATGGAAAAGGTATCCGTATAATGCTCATAGCACCCCTGCAACCCATCAAAAAACAACTTTATTGGGTCTTTGTCTTCAAACGGAAGTGCATTGTGTACGCCAATATTTAAATTAATTTGATAATCTTTTTTAACGTGTGCATCGGCATTTTCGCTTTTTTTACGATCTGCCCCGGCCCCTTCAGACTTCAGCCGTTCAAAATTTTGAATTAAATTACTGCAGTACCCCTTTGGGTACACATCAGAATAAACTGCAATAAAATCTTTGAAATTTGAGTTCATTTAAATGGAGGCCCTGAAACCCAGGAAACTAGAGACTGCCTATCGCCCTGTGTGACTGGGGTTACTTGATGTAATGTGTAAGAAGGAAATGCAACTATAAGGCCGCGTTGTTTTTTAACGGAGACGGGGTTGCCCCCTACCATAATCTGTAAATTACCACCTTCATACTCGGCCGGGTCAGTTAATTGCAAAACTAAAGACAGTTTACGACTAACCCCATTACCATTATCTTGGTGCCACCCATACATACCATTTTGAGACTGATCGTAGTGGGTTAATTGAAGCGGTTCTCCAAAACCAGTTAAATCAAGTCCGTAATAATCTACGTTTAATTTAGATGCTACAAAAGCAAGTTTTTTAAAAACCCAAACCGTGTCTGGAGAATTTGAGAGCCAACTTATTTGGGAGCGGCGTATGCTTGGATGAACTCCACCTTCTTCGCCCCCACCAACAGACGCATCTTGTTTGGACTCTTTTGCTTTTCCCTGCAACCCGTTTAATTCTTGCTCAGTAAACGCCCCTTCCCACCAAACATAAGGTTCAGTTTTTTTGGAAAAAGGCGTCAGTACATATTGCATGTAAAAATTAACCGTTAACGTATGACACAATGGATTCAGCGTATGCCGTAATGTCAGAAGCCAAAACTTCTCTCGCATCAACCGGCTGATTACTTCGATTTGCGATTAACGTGCTTTGGGCAAGTTGAACGGCAGAAAGCCTAACTTGTTTGCTTTGTAGCTCCGCTTGAGCTGCAATCTGAGCGGCCTGCAGGGTTGCCTGAGCTGTTTGGCCGGCTGTTTGCAATTCGATGCTGTTTGCATGTTGCTGCGCCATAACTGCCATCTGCGTTTGAGAAGCTACTTGTTTCGCAACTTCCATATCAATTGCGGCTTGTTGTTCAGCGGTAAAAGACATTTTTAAACTCCTAAATTAGGTTGACATGTTCTTCATTGAGATGTTGCCGTACCACGTTGTACCGCCATCCGGGGTGAAAAAGACCCAGATATCGGTTGCTCCTGCCGTAGTCGTGCGAGCCAGAGAAGCTGATCCGTTGGGAAACCTGAATGTGCCGCCTGACCAAGCAACCGTTCTTCCTGCTGTCCCGTCGTTCGTTAGTATAAGTGTAAACGAAGATGAACCTGTTGCAATAGCCGAAGCAAGGGTAAACGTACAGTTACCCGTCAGCGTGGCCGTGAAGACGTTACCAGAGGTGCAGGTAATCGTCTGCGAAGCACCCGTATTGCCCAGGGCAACTACCGTGTCGGCATATGCCACAGGCTGGGTATAGCCAGCCGAAGTAAGGGATAGCCGACGAGTGGTGTTGGTGGAAAAACTAACCGTATTTGCCGCTGACAGGTACATCCCGTTGGCGGGGACCGTAGCGGCTGACGGTACAAACGAGGCGGCGTTAGACACCCCGGTCGTGGTTACATCGGTGCCATTAAACGTAAACGCCGCTGAGTCGGCCAACTGGCCGTTGGTGGTGGCGTAAGTCACACGGCCAGATGTCAACCCCGAGTTGATCAGTTGCGGGACAGTCACCGCAGTGCCGTTAAAGGTAAAACCCGAGTTATTGGTCAGCAGCCCATTGGCCCCTGCGTAAGTAACATACCCAGAAGTCAATGCACTGTTTTTAAGCGACGGAACCGTCAGGAAGCTGCCGTCAAACAGAAGCGTTGAAATATCCGTTAACACGTTACTGGTCGTGGTGTACGGAACCCGACCGGACGTCAATGCAGTGTTTTTAAGCGACGGAACAGTAAGGAAGCTGCCGTCATAGAGCAATGATGAGCTATCCGACAACACGCCGGAAGCTCCAGCATACGTCACACGCCCAGAAGTTAATGCTGAATTGACGAGGGAAGGAACGGTTAGGGCATTGCCGTTATACGTAAAGTTTGCGTTATCTGATAGTTGTTTGTCCGCTCCAGCAAACGTGACTCTAGTTGCGGTCAGTGCCGAACTCTTAATGCTAACGGCAGTTAAAAAGCTGCCATCAAAAACTAAATTAGAACTTCCAGCTAATACCCCGTTATTGTTGTACTGAACCTGGGTGTTGCTGCCTGCTGGGACAGGGGAGGTTGATGCAATTCTTACAAAGTCGGTGCCATTATAGGCAACAACACATTTTTCAGCCGCAGCAATAAGTATTCCCGCCTGCCCTGCTGCCTTAAGGGTAAAGGTAGCCGTCGGCGACAAGTTATTAATAATGTAAAACTTGCTTGCCGCTGGAAGAGTAAGAGTCCACGGAAAAGAGTCCGGCGTAACATTTAAAATTGCGTACTGAGAAGAGCTGGCCCCAAGGCTGGCATCTGTTGTTTTTGAAAGAGTAACGTCTTGGGTTAAAGAAACGGAAAGTGAGCCCGCTACTGCCGAATCTAAGTATGTGGTGATGTAATTGTTTACAACCGTGCCCCAGGACCCTGAAAGTTCCCCGTTGGCAGGAAGAGCCAAACCCAGAAGAGGGGTATATGCGGTGGTCATGCTGTGTTCCTAAAATATAGCTACTTTAATTTAAATTGTAGTTTAATTAGTAGAAACTACAACCCAATTCGGTGTTTGCGAGTCAACAACCGTGGACCAAAACTTGAATCTCATTGAACCAACATTAGCTTGCGCCGATGGCCCTGAAAGTGACTTTTCTGAAGAGTAAGAGATGTTGCCCGCACTTGCAGTACTAGATGCGCTAGTTAAACTCACAGATTTACCACCGTCAAGAGTCGCAACCGCACCGGATGCCAGGACCCCAGTAAGTGCCCTGGGGAACGTCGCAATAACATTTCCAACAGCGCCACCAGATTCAACCCCCTGAAGCTCAACGGTTCGATCTGCGGTAAGTATACCAACATTACCAGACGCTGTAGCACTTGTTAAAGCCGCTAAATAGACTGGAGTTTCTTCTCCAAGTAGGCCCGTAGCCTGCACGCCGGTAAGAGAAATGGTCAGGTCTTTACCGACGTCTCCAGTGGCCCCACTACCAAAAACACCTGAAAGATGGTCTAGTTTTCCTTCGTCAATGTCCCCCGGAGTACCTGTAGCCTCAACGCCAAACGGTATATTTCCGCCCCAGCCATACGAGCCCCAGCCTCCCTCACTCCAAGGAAGCGCAACAACTGTATTAATGTTGGCAACAAGAAGGCCAACCTGGCCCCTTGCGGACGCTCCTGAGATGGAGACAGTTATTCCACCGGAACTAACATTGCCCGTCTGACCTGACGCGGAAACTGAAGTAAGAGCAAGTGCTTGCTCAAGGGCCAAAACGCCCACAGATGCGCTGGCTTCGTCCCCATCCAGGACTGGACCAGTCCCTGCAATCAGCGTTCCAGCAACACCTGAAGCGACTACGCCGCTTAGGTTTGGAAGGACGTTATAAAGAGTTCCAGACGCAGTTACGCCGGTCAGGGCTACGGTTACATTAGCACTTGCAGTGCCAACGTAACCATCTGCAACTACTCCCGTACCGGAGAGAGTTCCGCCCCAACCGTTCTCGCTCCAGCTATTATCGCCCCAGCCGAGAGCCACATTTTACCTTACGTGGTAGACAACCGAAGCAAAGCGGTCGACGTCGTGTTCGAAGGCATCGTTAGCGTAAAGTTACCTGCCGTAATCGTCTGAGCACCAAACGTGTGGATGCTGACCGCGGGGTAAGCACCGGCCGAACCCTGTGTGACGTTGTAAATCATCACTGCATCAAACGATGTCGTCAGCGTGACGTTGGTGTAAACGACCGAAGCTGAAGGGGTCCAGTAACCAACTCCTGCCGTTGGAGAGGAATTTGTTGCAATAGGGACGTTAGCATTGGTAAGTGCCACCCCGCCTGCGGTGTAGTTGGTTCCGCTAACTTCTCCCGACATGGTCACCGATCCAACTGTGCCGGTGTAGTTGGTTGAAGAAGCGTTAAACGTGCCACTTGCCAACAACAAGGCAGCATTAAACGTGTCTGCAGCAGTGGTCGCGCGGACAGGAGCAACCCCAAAATTGTGAGTTGCGGTCAAGACCTTGCCAAGAAAGCCCGTGACCATCGATTGAGAATTAGCCATGATTTATCCTATCGAAGCGGCTTCCAGAGCCGAAAGCGGAGAAGTTTTAAGAGTGACGTGAACAGAACGATGCACCAGCACATCATCGAGCCAGTACTCAACCCAAGTGGTGGACTCAATATCATTATCTAACGATCCCTCTTTTTTGACCAGAAGAGAATCGTCCATTTCGCCGTGAATTGTGTTAACTAACATAGTATTTAAAACACCCGAATAAGTGCAGACGTGACGTCGTCTGTTGGGAAAACGATGTTTAGGACTCCGCCAGGAGTGGTGGTTCGCTGCCCGCCAAAATCCAAAACACAAACCGCGGGGTTGCCTGCGGCAGAGCTATTGTAAATCAATGCCCCAAAAGTGGTGATGGTTACGCCCGTCAACGACAAGTCCACAAAATCCACGTAAGCAGTCGTATTTGCCGACGTGGGAAGGTATGGAGTCAACGCTACTCCGCCAGTGGTGTATGTGCCAGAGGCGGCTATTTCGTTGGTTGACGTATACGCAGTCGTGGAAGCATCAAACGTAGCGTTTTGGTTGTACAACGCCAGCTTGAACGTATTGCCAGTCCCAGGCGTGAAGTTATGCACGCCTCTCAAAAGCTGCACCTTGAAACTAGTGCAAATGTAATTGCCTGAAAAAGCCATTACGGACCCGGTGAATCAGATTTAAGAGGAATCCGCATCATGCCATCACGGTACTCATCGCGGCGGCGGCGGCCCTGCTGCTCAACACCCAGACCACTAACGGCCTGCTTGTAACTGTTCTCAAAGTAGGCCTGCATGTCTGCCGGCCCCTTCAAATAGCTATATGCCTGAATCATGCAAGCATAAAACAACGCTTCTGGAGCGTTTATGCTGATCCAGGTTGACGTATTGGTCGAAGACAACTGCTCAGGGCGATATATAAACCCTAACTCAACAATGTAGTCCTGGTTAGGAGTTGGAGCCACATAGAAAGTGTTTTGATCCCAAACGCCAAAATACTTTGGAACTCCAGTAGCCGTTTGATCTTTCCAGTATTCCTTCATAAAAGAAGTATCCCGAAAATCTAAGAAAACCTGGGTATTGCCTACGTAGCTCTTTAAGAGCATGTACCTGTGGGTCAGCAAGTCAGGAGGAGCCGTTAAAAAACGATTCCCCGACGTCATGTTGCCGGTCATTTCTTTTTTAAACACGTCCAGGTCAATCTCACGCATGATGCGGTTTTCCGCAAACGTAATGAACGTGTTGATGACCGTCGCAGTGAACTCTTCTACACCCACCTGGCTGTAGTTCCGAATATTTGTGACCAGTTGGTCGTAGGTCATGTTGTTGTCACCGTCACAGAACCGACCACGACCCGCGAAATCAACGCGGGGCCATCTACATACGGCCGCATGTCGTTTGTGTTACGCGCCGTCCCAAAACTTTGAAAGGCTGAAAAGCCCGGAGCACCAACAAACACAGACAAAGGCTCCCTACGATCTGGCCGCGGCCCATCAAGTGCAATCGCATCGCCATGATACTTCAATGGCTGGATTTGCGGTTCTTTTGGCTCGTAATCGTCCGGACAAACCTTAAATCCACGCCAATTTGTGCGAAGCTGGGTCAGCTTGTACCGCTGACCGCAGTAATCGCAAAGGGCTAAGGCATATTTACCTGCCGCGTAGGTCATTTAGATCGTCGCTATTTGCGGCACAAAATATGCGCTGGCGGTATCCCTGTCCTCGTTTGCCGCACGTTGGAAGTCTTCCTCGTAGATGTTCTTCAACGCGCCAATCCGATCCGGAGCAAACTTCAAAGACAAGAAATACGCAAGGCCGGACGCCAGGCATGGCAAAAACCGCCAGTTGACATCCGAAGTATTAGTGTACGCCCCAGCGTCTTGGATCCGCCGAATCCGGTAATACACTAGCCTGTAACTGCTGCTTGGTGTTACAGGATACAGATACACCTGGGGAATGTTCTGACGCTGGACGTAGATCTGAGCCGGGCGAGACTGAAAGTCCTTGTTGGGAATGTCCAAGTATTCCTGGCGGCTGATCCGTTGAATAATAATGTCGTTGTACGGAGTCGTGGTCAAATCCCGAATTACCGCACCCAACACATTGACCGTATCCGGATCCAAATTAAGGACCCGGTCCCCCTGGGCCAACTGAATTTCTTTCTGCTCGATAGTCCACAGGTTCAACCCGCGGTTCGCCCAATCAAGAAACACTAAGTTGAGCGAGCGACGGGCCGTCGTCAGCTGATACCCACTGGTGGGCCTCATGCCGCATCGCTCAAATGCTTCTTCGATTAGCTCATCAATCGACAGATCAAAGTCAGTCGTGCCCGAGGTGGTCATTTAGCACATGCCGCCTTTTTTATAGGCTTTCATCTTCATGCCCTTCTTGACCATACCGCCTTTGGCCATCTTGGCTGTTCCAACCTTGACGGCTTCATCGCCTTTCATCGAGTCGTAGTTGTAGTCGACTTTAGGCATGTCGCTGCTGCTCATCACGCAACCGCCACCGCGAACCGCGGCACCCATTCCACGTCCAGCCATGATTATTTCCCCTTGCCCAAGGCACGACCCTTGGTATCTGCTGTAACACGCATCATAGCGCGGCCATAAACCGGAGCTTTTTTGGCCTCACCACCATTTTTCATCTTACCTTTGCCATCCGCAGCAAAGTCAGGAACCATCTTTCCGTCTTTTTTAACCATGGTCATACCGCCATCTTTATAACCCCCCATCATGCCGCCACCCATCATGCCGCCCTTCTTCATCTTCTTCTCTTCCATTTTTTCGCCCATGGCATATTGCTTAGGGGAAATCTTGCCGGACTTAATGGCTTTAGCTTCTTTCAGCTCTTCACCTTTAGTCTCTTTGCCGTGAAATAACTTCTTTAAATCAGCCTTAGCCATGTCAATATCCTTTAATGTGAGGAGATCAGACGATCAATCTTCTCTTCCAGTTTGTTAAATCGGGCATCAATATGCTCCATAATTTTGGAGACTTCCGCCCTTGTAACCATATCCCGAGCCATCTCTTCACGAGTCTTATTCAAGAGAATGTTGAGGCGATTAATCTCATTAAACTTCTCTCTAAGAATAAAGCCCGTGACCCCAAACACAAGGGTTAGGCCTGCAGACCAAAGTTCTGGTAAGCCCATTATGTCGCCTTGCCACCGTAGAAGAACAGTGTGATAAACGGAACTCCTGCGCTACTAAATGTAACGTGAATTCCATCGTCAAACAAAATCCCCAAATTACTGATTGGAATAAATTGTGAATTTGCAACAGCCGAAGAATTCAAAGTTAACAGAAGAGATCCGCTTGCCCCGCCGCTACGAAATTGAAGCTGCGCAGCAGTTGATGTTTGGGTGAAGTAGACACCAACCAAGCGGGTCCGACCACTAACAACCTGGGCGGTTGTAGTGGCCGAAGCCGTGGAAATATTACTATTACTCATGGCCCTGTCCCTTAATCAAATAACAGGCCCCTAATTAAGCGGTACGTGTGAAAACGTATGCTGTGGCACTAGAGAACATGATGGTGAAACGGGCAAGGCCAGTAGCGCCAATTGGAATTGACAAATCACCAAAGCTACCAGCGGTATCTACACCGGCACTTGACAGAATAGCGTTTGTGTTAGCAGCAACAGTCACAGCGCCGGAGGCTGTGCTTGCGGTGTTGTCAATGTACAAGTCCAGCACAGTGCCCCTGGTGGCTCCAAGAGCAGCACCAAGCGCCGTGCCAGTAGGCAAAGTAATGGTTACAGCAGAGGCTGAAGTTACTGTGATGTAGCCAGTTGCAACTTGTGCTGCAGAGGCTGTAGCCGACGCATTGATTGCGGCAGTTGTGGGGTGGTTCTGATCAGTAAAAACCAGATTGGTGGTCGTCAAATCGGTTACGCTGGTAGCAGCACCGAAAGTAGCGTCAACAGTGACAGTGCCAGTACCGGGGGCTACAGTGATGGTCTGAAAGCCGTTTTGCGATCTAACTGGGCCGGAAAACGTAGTATTTGCCATTGCGCTCTCACATGCGAGTAAGCATATCTATCTGCATGACGTCAGCCGGGACTGTCAGATATGCCGGAAACCCCGGAATAGAATAACTATACACCGTATTTGGAAA